GCGGTGCTGGCTGCCCTGACTCGGGTTCAAGGTCTCGGCCGGCATCAGGTCGGCGCGGATGTGGCGCACGCCCACGGCCGGTACCTTGCCCCGGTTCTCCAGGAGCAGCGGAATCGGGGGCGTCTGCGCGGCCGCCCAGGCCTTGAGGTGGCCTTCGAGCGCGGCGCGAATGATCTTGTTGCTCATTGAAGGCCTCGAATGTATTGCTCCAGCGCCGCCGGCAGGTTGGCCAGCGTGATACGAGCCATGCCGCTCGGCGCTTGCTGGCTGTAGCCGTATTCCAGCTTGCCGGCGTACGGCAGGTTGTTCACGATCCAGACCTCGCCGCCAGCCTTCACACTGGTGACCTGGCCAGCCATGCGCGCGATGGCGGCCGCTCCGGATTTGTCGACCTGGTCCAGCGCGCCCTGCGGCAGCACGCGGCCGAATTGCCAGTTGGCGCGGAACCGGCCGGTATCCACCGGCGAGCCCAGCACTGTGCCCTGCGCCACCAGCACCACGGCCATGCGGTGGGCCTTGTCGATGTTGCCGTCGCAGTGCCGGAGAAACTTCGTCAGGTCCGCCGAGAAGCCGCCGGCCATCAGTTGCCTCGCAGCTGCAGGGTGTAGAGCACGACCACATCGGTCGGCTCCAACTTCGCCACCGACTTGACGGCGAATTTCGCCGCGCCAAATAGCACCAGATCACCGACGGTGGGCTCTGGCAACGGCTGGCCGTTCAGTTGCAGCGGCGAGAGCAGCAACTCCTGATCGCCGGACTGAATCAGCGTGCCGTCGATGCGGTCGGCTGAGTAGTTCAGCTTCACGCCGGCGGCCGGGTAGTCCTGCTCGTCGCGCGCCGGCTTGCCCGTGTCTGGATCGTCGTCGCCCAGCACGATGCGGCGCAGCGTGGCGGTACCGCCCTTCTTCCGCAGCTTGGCGTCGGTCTCGCGGGCCTTCTTTGCGTAGTAGGTCACAACGAAACCTCGAGCAGCTTCTTCTTCGCCATCTCCAGGTCCCAGATCACAGATCCGCCATCCGCGACCGAGCTGGAAAAGTAAAACTCGCCGTTCTCGTCATGCCCGATCACGACAACGCTTGCCAGACCCGCCTCAAGCGCGCCTTTTAGCACGCGCTCGGTGGGGATGTTGTGCGTCGTGACGGTCTGCAGGATGACAACCGGAGCGAGCTTCAGTTTTTTTTCATCGGACATACTGCCTCCTACCCGCGCACCAGCTTGATCATGCCGCTGCCGCCGGCGGCGCCGAAGAACGGCTGCAGCGCGGCGTCGACGGCCACGAAGCGCTCGCGCGCGTCGGTGGTGTTCTGGAAGTACTCCGTCTCCAGCGGCCCGGTCTTGTCGCGCTTGACAACGTTCGATCCGGTGTCCAGGTCCGGCATCAGTTGTTCGCCACGGCCAGCGCGGAAAGCCAGATCGATGCACGCGGCGACTACCTCGGCCGGCACGACGTTGCTCGGCACCGGGAAGCCGTCGGAGCACACGTCGTAGCGCGGCCAGTCCAGCGCCTGCGCCTGGTAGACGCGGCGGCCCGCCCAGCGCGCGCGGTAGTTGGCAGTCATGAAGATCGTCGCGGTGCGCAACGCAATCTCCTTCGCCGGGTCGGCCAGCGCCGCCCAGTCGGTTACGCCCAGGGCGGCGCCGCGTGCATCTGCGGCGACTACGCTGGCGTAGCTCTCGGCATCTGGCGCTCCGGTGCCGGTTTCAATGGTGAGCGTCATTGCAGCACCGGATCCAGAAGCGCGGTCAGCGCCACTGCAAGAGCGTCGTGGCCGGCATCATTGAAGTGCAGGCCATCGAAGTTGTATTGAGCCTTCAGAACGTTGCCATTGTCGAGGATTGCCGCACGGTCCAGCAGGAGAGTGCCTGTGGCGACGCAGTAATCGCGGGTGCGCTGATTCATTGCCAGGCGGTTGGCTTCTGCAGAACCGACCGAGCCGTTGGCAGACACCGTCGCAATAATCGGCAGCGTGCCAGCGCGGCGGCAATCATCCGCAAAAGCTTGGCACAACGCCCAAGACTTCTCAACCTTCGCCAGCGGGAAAGCACCGTCGTCGTTGACTGAATAGTTCGGGAAGACAAACACCTCTGGTGCCGAGCTTGCCAGCAAATTCTTTGCATGGCGGATCGATACTTCGTACTTCTGGCCAGCCATCGCCGAGCGCAGTGGCGAGACCATTCGCGCAGCGTTGCTCAATTTGGCGCACGCCAGAAGCACGGGGCCTGCGTAGTTGCCGGTGGAGCCAACGCCCTGGAACTGCGAGTCACCGGCCTCGGCAATCGTCCAGGTATTCTTCCCGTAGATGAGTTCGAGGGCGGCGAGGCCAAGCACACCGCCATTTGCCAACACGTTGGTGCCGGCCGGCGTGGTGACCTTGTCACCGTTCTGTTTGTACATGCCCAGGCTGCGGCCGGCGTAGCGCGGATCGGCGTTATAGGTCGCCCAATCCGCTGGATTGCCGTTGCTGCCGAGGATCGAACTGTCCGGGACAAAAACGAGCGTGCGGGCCAACGGGAGCCCGGCCGCATTATCGAGGCGCGGAATGCTGCTTACGACAGTGAGGTCTCCACGCAGCATGCTCGGGACCACGTTCGTCGGATTCGCGCCGACAGCGTCAGTACCGGTGGCCGCCGGGACCTGGAAAGTGGTTTGTCCATTATTGGCGGTCAGCGCGGCGAATGCTCCGCCCATCGCGGTAGCCAGTGCGGTTTGCGTGGGCGTCAACGAGCGCGGCGACGGCGCGATGCCCGCCTTGGTGACGGTCAGAGGTGCCGCAGTATCCCAGTTCCAGAAGATAGGGATGACACCAACGAACGGCGCATCGGCGGCCCATTCGTTGTCGATGGTTTGGCCGGTGCCGGCGCCGGCGCCGATGCTCTGGCTGATTAGGCAGCTAACTGGACGGAGAGCGCCACGCCCCGAAGACTTTCGAACAGCGCCAAAGGTCGCACGGGCGATCGCGCTTGGAGCAACCGAGGATGAGCCTACGGTCGCGTCGATACTGCCAGCGGAACAGGTGACCAGCACCCTTTGCGAACCCACGAGAGGGCCAACCTGGACCATGCCGAGCGAGGTCAGCGACCAGGATCGCGAAGAGTTGTTGCCGCCGAGTACCGGGTCCAGCAGGTACGCAGTTCCTGATCCGCCCGGGGTACAGGTCAACGTGAGCACCCGCCCCTCTTCCATGGGGATGGTCTTGGCGCTCTCGCCGACTTTAATCGTGGTGGTAGTGGGCATTGGCTATCTCGGTGGCGGAATTGGAAAAGCCCGCACGAGGCGGGCTGGTGGTGGGGCGAGGCGCTGTTACGGCGCGGTCAGCAGCGCGATCAGGTCGCCCTTGTCGGCGGTCGAGGGGAAGCTAACGCCCTTGGCGGTCAGTGCCGCTTTCAGTTGGTCCTTGGTCATCTGCGCTGGATCGACCTGCGCGCCGGCGTTAGCGGCGACCAGATTCGCAAGACGATGCGATTCCGCGTCATTGGCGGCGGCCTGCTCGGCCAGACGCTCACGCTCGGCGTTCAGGTTGCGCTCCAGCTCCAGCAGGCGCTCGTGGGTAGCCTGGAGGTCGGTGACGCTTGGGGTCAGTTCGCCCGACTTGAAGGCGCCGGCCAGTGCGGCTTCGTCGTCCTCGCTATAAGGATCGTGTTTGGCCGGATCGAAGTCCGCCTTGTTGATGACAATGAAGCCCATTGGGTTTTCGAAGGAGGCTGGGGAAACGACTTTTACGGTAGGAACGGTGTACATGATGATCTCCAGATCTGCGCAGGGGCCGGAGCCCCTGCTGTTGACGTGATGGCCGAGGCCGGATTAGCCCTTCAGGACCGCGATGTTCTGCGACTTCCATGCCTTCATGCCGTACACGCACGAGACCATGAACATGGCCTTTTTGAAGCCTTTGTACGCGGCGACCTCGAAGATCAGGCCGCTGCGCGGGTCTTGGATCAGCATCTTGTCGACTGCTGCGTCGCCGCCTTCCGGATCCGCCATTGGACGCATCGCAATTTCCATCGCGCCACGGTGCAGCGCGATGTTCGCGGTGTAGCTGTTGCCCACAGTGACGGCCTGGGCCGACGCTGGGATGGCTTGACGCAGACCCGGTTCAGCGATGGTCAGCACGCCAGGAGCTGCGACGCCGGCGGCGACGACATATTGGTTGCTGTCGCCTGCGAAGGTCACAACGTCGCCAGGAACAATCGTGCCGGTACCGGTGATCAACGTGATGGCGGTGGCACCGACGGCGTAGCCGGCTGTGTTGGTGGTGTAGCTTGCGCCACTGCCTTTGTTCGCGATACCGATGCCGGCCGACTCCTTCAGCATGATGTTCTGCAGGTTGAGCAGGACGCCTTGGCGCAGGAGCTGGTCAGTGCCGGATTCGTTCACCTTTTGCAGGTTTGCGAGGTTACGCAGCTTGGTGCCGGCGGCGGTGTTGAAGATCATTGACAGCTGGCCGTCGTCCGGGCAGCCGTTGTCCACCAGGATCTGACGAATCTCGGCGACCTCGTTGAAGTTCGAGCCGAACGGCGTGGTGCCGGCGGTGCCGAAGGCGCGGGAGCCGGCTTTGTAGGCGGTCAGCCAGGCGGAGATTTCCATCTGGTTGGTGATGGCACGGAATGCCTGTGCGATCTGGTCGCCGTAGATGGTTTCGAAGCCGGCGCCGTTGTTGACATGCTTCATGTCCTCGCCAGTCCATGGAATTTGAACGCTGGCCGGCGTGTCGATGGTCAACGTCTTGTTGTCCACCGTCTGGTCGGTACCTTCCGGGATGGTCATGGAAGGCGTCAGACCTTGCACGACGGCCGCTCGGGTGAAGTGAGAGCGTACGGTATCGCCCATGGCGACTGCGACCGAGTCGGTGTTCAGTGTGACCGACGGGATAATGCCGATCATTTCGCGTCCGACAATATCGGCGGCGCGGTACAT